AGTTTAGCAACCTCTTTGGCATACCGCTCAAGAGGAATTTTCATTTTTTTGGCAAAAGCCACTTGTCCCGGCGTTAATTCCACCGTCTTCTTCCGCCCACTTTTGGTAGCTGACCGTCCACTGGACGCAGGAGTAACTGCTTGGGCGTTCTGCCGTTGCTCCTGAAACTTGTGAGGAAATTCTTTACGCATACGGCGATCAATCTCCTGATAATATTCATCTGGATTTTCACTAGGATTAAACCCTTCATTAACAACAATTTGTTCATGTATAACTTTTGCGCCAACAGTCATAATAGCGTCACCGTTATCACCAAACCAAGGATTTTTTTCCATCCAGCTTGTAAGCCTTTGATCAGGTCGTCTTTGCTGTTGTTGAACTTGCTGTTGCGGCTGTTGAGCAACCTGCTCTTGTTGAACAGCTTCGCGCTCTGACCGCACCCTTTGTATTCTTAAACGCTCTTTGTCTATAGCAAGCTGTGACATTGTTGATTGCGCTTCAGCAACCTTGTCCATGTCTCCTGCGTCAAAGGCATCTTTCATAACTTTTTTTACAGCAAGCTCTTGGCTTTCAACACGAGATCCATACTCGTTTATGTAGCCCTTATCTAAATCAGAGAGCTTCTTCTTCATCTCTTCATTTTGTTTCTGGACTTGCTGTGCATATGTGTAAGCAGCTTCGGCCTCTTCAATGGCCTGCTTTCTTTTAGCAGTTAGCTGATTAATTCTTTTTTGGACATTATCGCTGTAATTTTCAAGCTCTGAATCTTCAGCGCCGTCATCAGATTTCCGTACAATTGTTCGGGTTTCTTCATTTTTTTCGGAAACAGAAACTTCTTCAGATGCCAAATTATTGTCATCATCAAAATCAAAAGATACGCTCTCTTCAATTTCTGTTTTTTCAGCTTCTTGATTTTCATTCATATCCATGTCTCCCACTATACATAAGAAATATCGGCTGGGTCAAGTATTGTAGCGATAATGTTATCATCATTGATAAGTCTTACCTCTAAACCGTCAACTTTAAACCTATTTCCAGCATATCTTCCCATTAATACCCATGATTTCTCACCACACCAAGGCCCAGAAGGGAACTTGTTCGCGTCCAAATAGGCATCAGGTCCAACTTTAACAACGTAAGCTGCAACTGTTGCGAAGCTTTCACGCTCACGAACAGAGTCTGGAATAATAATTCCACCAGCAGACTTCTTTTTCATGTAATAAGGGATCACAAGAAGGCGATAACCAACAGGCTGTGGTAATCTGTCTATCGCAGACACATCCATCTGCGAAGGATCTTCTGTATTCTTTTGATTTGGGTCTTCTAAATTTTCAAACCCTTTTGATATTGCCGTTGGTACCGGGCTGGACTCAACGCTCTTTGCCATCCTCTCAGGGACGAATAGTTTTTTAGCCATCTTCTAGCTCTATGCCTTTCATCGCGGATTTGATCAAATCTTCAGAGTAGGTTAATCCGCGTATTTGCCCTACTACGAATCGGTAGTCGTTCCAATCTCCTACCGAGCCATCAGCCAGTCGCTGCGTATAATCAGCCTTTTGCTGGCGTATGTCCTTCAACATGTATTCCGCTAATTGTATAGCGTCCATTATTTCTTACCAAAAAACTTTGTTGCCGCTCTTGTTCCGAAGCTTGCGCTTACGATAATTCCAAGCGTGTATCTGTAATATTCCGGCATGGCATTCAATGCTGTGAACCCATCCGTTACTATCTGTCTACCCCATTCTCCGCAAAATGCCAAGATCAATGGGACAGAAAACAAAATTGTAAGCCACTCGTCTTTCCAGCTATTTGCAGATGCGTCAGCCATTTTAAGATCCCAGTCGATCTCTCCCGTGGCTTTTTTCTCCATAATAACAGCTTCAGCCTTGGCTTTAGCAACCTTTGCACCTGCCTCTGCTTTTTTGGTTTCAACCTTACCCTCAAGCCATGTCGAGGCAAGGTTTCCTAGTGGCCCTAAGAGAGCTTGTATCATTCTATAATCCTCACAATATAGTTCGTGCCATCTGCGTTCTTTGATACCTCAACGGTCTTATTTTCACATGAATATCTTACTGATGTGGTTTTCTTATAAAGGTTACGCTCTATGGTGCGCTTGGCTTTCAAACATTTGGAAATCTTCTCATAAGCGGTATGCTCTGAGACATCCCCACCCATGTACAAAATCAATGTCATAGTTTTAATTACTGTTGCGTCCATTCCTAAGTTTCTCTATCTGACTCTCAATATTTGTAATTCTCTTTTCATAAAAATCTAATGTCAGCTTTTGCTGCTGGTCATGTGGTGCGCGGCCTTCATCTATTTGCTCTTGTAGCTTGGAAAGTTGCTCCGCTAGATGCTCAATCAACATATATTGCTCACTATCAGCAGGCAAACTGCCCATTTCACCTCTAGGCCATTTAATGCGAAACTCTGTATTTTGCCCTAAGTCTGCTTCTATTAATACAAATTTATTTTCAATCGTATTTAGGCGTTCGATTATTCCAAAATATGCCCATGTTCCAATAGCTGCGCCTACGACCATTGCCATAAGGTTGCGTATAGGCATGGAAAGCTCAGTATTTTCATTTATCTTGGTTGCCACTATTCAACACCCAGAACCTTTGATAATCCAAAGACTTCAAGCATTATAAATGTAAAGAAAAGCAACAAGATTGAACCAGCTATTAGCTTGCCGCTGAAGTTAGTCGAACCAATCTTTATAGCTACAAACTCGTTGCCCAAGATACGAAGCACTAGCTCAAAGCTGTTTTGCCCAACATTTACTTCAACAGGTTTTTTCTTTTCTTCCGTCATGCGCCCAACTTCCCTTTTGGTAAATACACACACTTCCAAGAAACAGGTTTATAGCCCTTATAATATCTATGAACGTCACTTGCCATTTGCAACGCACGATATTTGCAAGCTCTTTCCACATCAAACCATTGCTGCCCCTCAAAAGTCACACAAGTCTGAGGACTTGCAATCATGCAGGCAATGACAATTGCCTGATACATTATTTCTTCGCCATATACGCCTGTGCGCCGAAATAAAAGCCTACAATAGATGCCTGACTAAGAAACAGCATATCACTTAAACTAGCGAGAAAAGCTAGTCTGCTCTCTGGTATCCACGGAACCAGCGGCAAAAGCGCGAAACCAACCATACTAGCCACAGCAATCCAAGCCATTCGCTTTTGAGCATCAGCCTTTTCCTCACGAAGCTCTAGCTCAAGCATATCCTTTGCGTGAGCGATTTCATCATCGGTCACAGTGCCGTCATTATCTAGGTCAAACTGTGCAAACCTAGAGTTTTCTGAAAGCTTCTTAGCCATTAATAGATTTTAAAGTTTCTTTTACGCGAGACACGACCTTGACCACGGCAGACTTCACCGCCTTCATTAAATCCAAAATCGCGTTGCCCAGTTTTCGTATCATACTTAAAACCTTTCTTGCCAGCCTCTATAGCCTCTTTCATTATCTTTAGCTGCTCTTCAGTTAAGCCACCTAAAACATCTTTCAGAGGAGGGGTTCTATCTGTCATTTTTTAGACTTCTTTTTGGGGGCAGATTTTTTTAGAAATGCTGGTTTAGCCTTAATTTCTCCAGAATCCACAACACTAACAACTGGTGGCTCTACTGGCTTTTCTTCAACTACAGGAGCAGAATAAACATTCTCTCCTGCCAAAGCTTTTCTACGCTCCACCTTTTTAGCTTTTTCTATTTCAGCTACTTGTCGATTAATTGAACTTGCGCTCATTGCATTTTACTCCGTAGGTTTGCCGCAGCAATTTCACGCTGGGTCTTAATTCTATCTTCTGCTATTCGGACTTTTTCCTCATTAGCTTCCTCAGATAGATCAATTCTTTGCTGGTTTAAGAGAACATCATTACGCTCTTTCTCTCGCTCTAACTGTTGCTTGTCTTCAAATTGGCGTGATTTCTCCTGTATTTCAGCGCCTCTTAATGAAAGCTCCTGCTGCCGGATCGCTACCAAAGGATCGGATTGATCAGCAGGAGCAACTGCTTGTGCATACTGTTCAGTCATCTCACCAGCAATTTCTGCGGCTCGATTTTGGACTTCGTTCTGAACTTGCTGCGCCATCTGTGGATTTTGTTGCATCATCATCTGGGCTTCAGGAGACAACTCAGCCATGATCTCCTGTTGAGCCTGAGACTCGGACATCATAGCAATATGCTCTGAAATATGGCCTTGAATGGTCATGATTATGTTAGCATTGGCCTGTGCTACTGGTGTGGACAACATGGCTAAATGAGCCTCAATATGAGCCGCATGGTTCTGCTCTGGGAATGCCTGTAATCGCTGATTCCGCAAAGCTTCTTGGTTTTCTTTTGCAGGATTCATCGGTTGAGGCTGTGGTGGAACAGGCAAAACACTGTCAATGTTTGTCACACCAAGAGCTTCGTACATCTTTCTGTATGCCTGATAAAGACCTTGCGGACCACCATGAATTTCAGGGTTTGATTGAGCAAGCTGTAACTGTGTTTGCGCTAAAGCAATGCGCTGTGACATAGAAAAGATGTTAGGATCTGAAACAGGCAAAACATCAATACGATCATCAAAGTCCTGCTGTTTAATCTCTGGAGGCGCACCCGGAACCGCGTATGGGTACATGGAAGCCATGTTACGGGCAAATATGTTGGCTAAAAGCTTAAATTCAATCTTCTGTGAATAATGAAGCCTTTTATGGATTGCGGACATAACCTTCGTGCCACGCTCCATAATCGCCATTGTGGTGCCTACAGGGGTTTCTCCACCCATTTCCCCTACCTTCGCGTCAGCCATAGACGCAAAGCGCCTCCCTGACTCAATTAGGGAGCCTAATAAGCTATACAGGGTCTGTGAAGGCTCTTTAAACGGCAAAGGCATAAGAGACTGGCGAATATCCATGCCAGCAGCGTCAATATCACGAAATTCACCGGGTTGTAGAGGCTCATCTTCATCACGAATACGAGCGCCACGAGCTTTAAAGCCAGCAGGAAGATTAGAAAGCGTACCAGCGTCAATTAACTGGCGTAAAATGCTTGTAGAGGCTTGAGATAAGCCACCAATCATGTGCGTAAGGCCAAATCCATAGAAACCCAAGCCCGGAAGGAACTTGTAATGCACAAAATACTGATTTTGACGCATCATAGGGTCATCTTGAGAGTAATTTCTACGCAAAGACAAAACTTCGCCTGTGGATTCAACAATTGTCACGATGTAAGGCAGCTTTAAACCGCTCATTTCACCGTCTGCCTTCATATCCTCAAAGCCTTCAAGGTCAAGAGAGGTGTGAACTTCGTAAAGAGTTACCTCTTCAGAGCCAGATCCAGACATTTGTACGCCTTGAGCCTTGTCAACAGACTCCTGAACTTCGCTATAATCATCAGACTCCATATTGCCATCAATATCTGTCTCACGATAGAAGCCGGAGAGTTGGAGCTTCAATACTTCATTCTTATCCATGCGAATAACATGAGTTGTACGAGGAGATGTCAGTAAATCTGTTGCTCCGTAAGGAACAACAAGATCTTCAGCATGCACAAACTTGCTAACTGCACGTTGAAGCAAAGGATCAAAGTAAATCTTCTTAAATGTAGAACCAATAATCGGTAAATAGAAAAGCATCTGATCTGTTTCAGGATCATACTCTTCCATCTCGTAGGTAATCATGTAGTTCATGTAATCTTTGACACGCTGCGCTTGCATGGCAATGTCTGGAGTATCAGCACCCATGACCTGTGTGCGAACAGGCCCACCCGCTGGCAGCATCTCACGATAAGCTTGAGCTTGGAATTGTGTAACAGACTCGGCAAGCAGAGGATGCACAACACCAGAAGCTCCCTCAAACGGCTGGCTACGCTCTTCGTAGTTCATGCCCAGAAGCTCAATGCCTCGCTTGTATGTATCTTCCCAGTCTTGGCGAGAAGACATATCTTCTTCGATTTCATTGACAAGATTAGATGAAATTCTTGTTAATTCTGAATCATCAACAAATTCGGCTAAGTTTGCATCAAAAGGAACATCCTGTGCAGCCATAGGATCTTGCTCTAAAAGCTCTCCAACAATAGCTGAACCATCGTCCATTTCAGCTACACCCGGCATTTCTGGCAGTTCTATTACATCAATAGAAGCCTGAATAGCCTCTTCGGGGATTGGAATATCACCTGTAGCCCCTAGTCCTTTTTCAATAGCCATATCTAATCCTTTTTTTGGGTGAGGCTGACTTCGGCGCAATCACGAGAAGGGCATCAATCATGACCGCATAGCCATAAGCCAGCCTCTCTCGCACTATAACACCAAAATCAAACAACATCACCTTATCTTAGCTTTTCTGGACGAACCCATGTAAGCCCTGCCCATGCCACGAACTGCGCCGCCTTCTTCATAGCGTTGAGCCTTTTTGGATTTTTTGAACTTTTTAGCCATTCTGTTCCCAATCCTTTCTTGCTCTTCTGCGTTTGTAGGCTTGTTTACGCTACGCACACCTGTAAACCTTTCAATCGGTGTAGGCTTGGGCAGCGGCAATGGGCCTGTGTATTTTTTACCAGCCATTAGAATACTCCTTTAAATCGTTGTGGACGGGCTATAGGGCTA